CCGATTTCATAGTCGCAGAAGAAATTAACACATTAATAATATGCTTTTCAATATCTTCTAAATATATTGAACTATCTCGCTCAACATATGCACGATCAATCCATAAGTTAAATGATTCATTACCAGCAACGGCTTTTAAGTAATACGCCGCCGATTTGCCTGAATCGTTTAACTCTTGATTATATTTCACAATTGAAACAGGTTGAATACCAATATCTTTTAAAAATTCATTATTTTTAAAATAAGAAACCAATTTTCTAACAAATTTTGGATTCTTTCTCAATTGATTGTTTTCTAAAGTCTCAAGCCCTTCATAAGTGAGGCTATTTTGATGACTTTCAGCAGCATCAGAAAGTTCACTTAAACCAAAGGCAGGGATAGAGATAGAAGCTGCGATAGAACTACAAATAAAATTTCTTCTAGTCGTTTCCATGAATATTCCTCAAAAGTTATCGTTGGTTTTTATTTTGTGCTTCTTGTTTTTCTTTAGCTTCCTTTTCAAGTCTTCTCATCCACCAGGCCCTATCTTCAGCAATTAAAGTTTCTTGTTCAAACAACGACAAATTGCCATATTGTTTCAACTGAAATTGTTGCTCAAGAATGCCAAAATAAGCTCTATCTAATTCATCTCCGCTTTGTCGAGCGAAAAAAGTCTTCCGTAATCGGAAGCTCCATTTTAAACTCATGCCCACAATCTGGACAAACAATCTCGATAGAGGTATCAATACCGGGGGTGTTTTCACGCATCCACTCCCTAATAGCAGACGTATCTCTAGAATGCAGCTTAGAAATTAAACTCCTTATTTTCAAACGGTCTGGATCACCTAAAAAGCTGACAATCATTTTATCCATGTTATTGTCAAGAGCATCACTATAAATAACATTTTGAGAAACTTGCTCACGTGGGTCAACAGATTTCGTCTTAGACTTAATACCACCACGCTTCTTAAATGTTTTATCTCTAATTCTCCTACGAGCAACTATATCATTTGTATCATATGCTCGTAGGAATTTTACTTCAACCCAAATATCCTTCTTAAACAACTCAGATAGAAATGGTAGTGTGACTTTGAATGGCTCATTACCAATATCTGCTCGTGCTGGCGTAATGGATGATTGCAGATCATTCAAATCATAAACATGAGTGTTTGTTGTCTCACATTCCTCATTTGGACAAGTAACAGCAAATTCATACATATTTCCATGGGTAACACCACGCAAGAAATAAAGTAAAAATGTTCTATCACCAACTAAAAGATCGCTGGAAGAAAATCCATCTGGGAATTGGCAACATTCTTGAAAAAGATGATCAATAGATTGACCAGTTTTTGCAAGGCGTTGTGTTGTAAGAATTTTTTCCGCCTGCTGACCCATAGCTCTTACTTTGATAATACCATCTGGCCAACCGTAATAATAACCCATAGATGGTAAATGGCATTCTTCCCACGGGATCAAAGTATCGTGTGGAACACTATCAATAATATTGATAATTTCTTCAGCCGTAGCACCAGGTTTAATCAGATCAGAAAGATCATGATGATGTGATTCAAGCTTACCAACAAAATCCTTAGAACCCTCAGAACCCTCAGAACCCTCAGAACCCTCAGCTAATTTTTCTGGTTTATTATTTTCAACAGAACCATCTAAATCTAATTCTTCGTCTTGCGACTCGTTTTGATCATCTTCAATTGTCATGAGTGTACAAATCCAATTAAAAGTACAATGTAAAATGTGGCAATATTATGTACTATCTCAAAATATTTTAAAAGCACATGGAGTATTAAAAATTTTATGAACAATATCGTAAAGGCAATAATCAATAAATTACCAAGCGAATTTTTAATAATTAATGTCATCAACGATGATTATGAGGTACTTAATTGTGGATATTCAGCATTTTTTATTTTTTTCGATAAATGTAAAGTAAGAATAAAATTATCTGGAATATTTTATACTGATTTATCACAAATATCAAAATCACATATTGTCAATGAAAAATGCAGTGTTAAAAAATTACATCAAGCTATTTATATAAAAAATTTTATAAATAATTCATCATACAATATAAATTCACAACAAAGTTTAAATAAATTTATATGTGGAGTAGAATTTATTGCAAAATATTTTAAGGAAAGTTCGCAAGATTAGAAAAAGTCCCGGTTGGAAAGCCACCAGAAACAATTTGTGAATATTCCTCAGCCCAATCATAAGTGAGGGTAACATCAATCAATTTAATATCACTATTAGTATAAGACAAATCGCCGTGTCTTATAATAGATGGCCATGAATTATGCAACAAAAAATCAACATCATTTGCGGTATCATTTTTTCTATCTGGTGAATATGTTGTAACTCTCGATTCTTTTTTATAATCAGACGCTGGTTGTAATCCACTATTGGGTGTCCAAACACTTTCTCGCCATCTTCTTATAACATCTATCATACCGACAGTATCATACCAGCTTATTTTAATATCATCCCAATTCACAGATTTTGCAAATTTATATTCTAATGACGCTCCAGGCACATTTTCTTTTGAAACATTAAATACTGGTAATGTCATATCTTTAGCATTAATTAGTGCGTCATCATTATCACCAAAAATATTCTTAATTTCCCATGTGTATGTATAATAATATGTTTCAGTAGCTTTTGCCGAATTACCATTCCCACCAACGCCATTAACAACAAATCCGGGCATTAAATTTATTTCCTTTCAATAGCTTTATCATACTTTAAGGTAACAGATATTCTGGCTATTTCACTACTAGAATAATCAAGATCTGATGGTGATATTTTCGATGGCCATGATCTATAAATATCATAAGTCCAAACCGAATTACCAGCACCATCTAACATATCTAATTGTGCATCAGAAGTGAATTGATCCGGTGGTAATATTCTAGAATTACGAATATCAACACAATTTTCAGACCACCATTCATGAATAAGTTTAGCGGCCATATCTTCTGATGTATCGCCAGTGTTTTTTAACACCTCATAAAATGTGAATTCTATTGGTCTCCAGTGTTGTTTGCCTGGTCTGAATATTTCATCTTGACCATTATGTACTTTTATTTCATCTATTTCAGCAGATGGCCTAGAACACTTTGCTAGGAATAACAATAGATTGCCATTACTGTTAGATAATGGTTGCAATATTTCTAATGCATATCTATGTGACCTGGCGGTCTCAATATTATAAGCTGGACCTTGAAATGCTGAATTGACTTGCCACGCATTTTCATCGTGACAGTCACCACTAATTTGAATATTAAATCCTGGCATGATAATCTATCTACGAAAGATGGGAATCTTCAAAAAGAAGATTCCCATCTATATTAATCACAACTGCCCACCAGCGGAAGTTATGTTAAAATTGCGGACAATTAGGTGTAATTGGAACAGGAGCTGGAGCCTGAACACAAGACCCATCGGATCTTGACCTTACCGCACGATCATAACGCATTGTACATTCAAGAGTAAGTAAATCAGTCGATGTGTAATCCAATTCTTGCCAATTAGAGGCAGCTGGCCAAGTTCCCATCATAGACCATTGCTCTGATGTCTGACCGGAACCGTCAACCATCAATAAACTAGCTGTTTTCTTGTAAAATCTTGGATGGGCAACAGACATAGACTGCATGTTGACAACCGTCTCGACCCAATGATAAATACCACGAGAAATATCTGGGTCTTGTTCAACATCATACCACACCAAAGTAACAGGGTCCCAGTCTTGCTTACCAGCAAAACGAGCAACTTCCTGATTATGATGCATTTCTGGTTCTTCGAATTTGAAACTTGGTCTTGACGCTGATTGCAAGACTAACAATTCGGATTGTGAGAATTGACCTGTCCCACGTCCAAGTGTTTCAAAAACCCAACGATGCTTTCTTCGAACTTCAACTGTATTTGATGGTCCCTGAGCAGAATAACCTCCGCCGAAAGGGTTTATATTAAATCCTGGCACTACCCATCTCCCTTAGCAAATAACTTAATGTGTTACTAAAGTATCTTTGACAAAGAAAGCCGGAGGCATTTCCCCGGCTTTCCTTTATCATTAAGTTGAAGTTTGAGAATCAACAATCCCACCAACCGCGAGAACTTCTTCAGCTGAAAAGGATGCACCCGTTCTTAAAACAACGAGGTTTAAAACAACAAATTCCACAGTCCGAGTCGGCTTTAAGAATACCGATACCCACAATTCATTCCTATCTTGCCTCTCAGCAGTATTATTAGTCTCATCAACAATAACACGATACGCGGAAAGTCCACGCCTAGACTGAATATCAGACAAAAATGGTTCAATTGTCGATTGAACTTGACGCCACAAAATCTTATCATTTGGTTCAAAGATGTAATTTCTTAAAAGCTGAACAAGATTTTTCTTAACAAAGGTCATCAACATTCTAACATTTACACGATCCAAAGCAGATTGTGTACGTTGCAAAGTACGCTGACCGTAAACAACAATTCCATCCTGAGGGAATTTAACAATCGGATTCACAGCATTTCCGGAACCATAAAGCAAATCACGTTCACCCTGTGTTGGTGAAAATTCAACATCAAGAGCAGTCAAGAGTTTACCACGTCTTAAGCCAGCAGGAGCTGCCCATTGTTCTGCCTCACGAGCAGTTCTACTGAATACAGCAGAAACATGACCACTAGGAGGAACCCATATTTCAATAGAATTAAATTGATCGTAAATTCTTAACCATCCCCAGTACATGGCACCATAACTACTATTAATAGCAGCTCTTAAGTCCGACAATAGCATACCATTATGCCAATCAACAGCCTGTTGAGGACGAAGACCAAAAGGAGGATCGACAATGTAAAGAACATCACCACGGCTTTCACACAACTGCAGGGCGGTTCCGATAACAGCCCCAGTCGAAAAACCAGGAGTTAACAATAAATTAATGTCGATCGATTCAGGGTTTTGAAAGGCATACAATCCAGTAGAAAGTGCTGGATTACCAATAATTGCCGCATCCAACTCACTGGAGTAAGCCGGATCAGTTGGAATACCATTAGCCATTCCAGTAAATGCTTTCCCAGCAAACTGCGATGGTTGTCTAACAGCAAAAGTGGATAATGTATTAGCATCATTATTTAAGAATGCTGGACGTTCATCCCAATTCACAAATGAATTACCATTAGTACCACCATATTTAGTACCGGGATTAATAACCTTACCAACATAACGATCTTCTCGCTTATCGAAGCTAATATCCTCAATAAAATCCAATGCTTCACCATTAACACCAGTTAGTGCTAACGAATACCTACCGGACGCATCACCAAGACCTTGTGTGTAAAGTGAAAGAGTGGCAGTAATACCAGCCATCCATGTACCAGCAGATGGTGCAACTAACCATCCAACAATATTAGCAAAGTATGTTGTGTCATTAGTACAAGTAGTGCTACTAGAGTCAGTTTCACAAGACAATGGTGTTGAAGAATCATTTTCACCAGAAGCTGGTAAAGTAACCCTATTATCAACAAACCCACGATATGTTCCCTTGTAGGGATATGTGATATTAAATTCTTCAGCAAACCGAAGAGTCTTAATATTTGAGTAGTTTGATAACATCTCAATAGTATCAAGCTGATGCGAAGAAGAAGTTTCAATCACCAAATGAGTAGCACCACCGGGGATTGTCAGGGAATAAGCGTTCCAAACAACATCACCAGCAACAACACCAGCAGCATCAACA